CTCATAGATGAACATTTGTTGCAACAAGTGTTGGAATATAACTTGAACGATGTTTTATTTACCGCCAAGTTTTATGAGATGTGCCATGAGAAAATTAAATTGAGAAAACAAATCAATAAGAAATACAAATTAAATGTTTTGAATAAAAGTGATGTCGTTATTGGCGAGACCATTTTCCTTAAATATTTATCTGATTCTATGGGCAAGAGCATCAAAGAACTAAAAGAAATTAAAGGTAAGCGCAAGGAAGTTGTGCTTAAAGAGATAATCTTTCCTTACGTTTCATTCGAGAGTCCTCAGTTACAATCCATACTTGAATTGATGCAAGAGACACGCAGTTCTGCATCCTACCTCAAGAACTTTATTGAACATTTGAATACCTCACTATCAACCAATGAATTATATGACAAACTCAAAAAGAATAATATCGATGTTAAGAAGACTGCCCAGCAGAAAAAATCCTTCTCTTTTACAACTTACTACGGTGGAGTTCGCTTGGATTACGGGGTTGGGGGGATTCATGGTTGTGTTACTCCTGGCGTATATGCTTCATGTGATCGGTTTGATATCTTGGATATTGATGTAAAGTCGTACTATCCCAACTTATTTATTCAGAATCGTCTGCACCCCAAACAGATGAATCAAGACACCTTTGTTCAAGTGTACAGCGATATATTCGAACAGAGGGTTCTAGCACAAAAGGAAGGTGATAAGTTGACCTCCGATGCCCTTAAATTATCTCTCAATGGTCTGTTTGGTAAGACGGGCTCAGATGTTTCGTGTTTCTACGATCCTGATGTCTTCTTTGCTGTTACAGTTAACGGTCAATTACTTATCTCTATGCTATTGGAGAAATTGTACCAACAAGGCTGTGAAGTATTGCAAGTTAACACGGATGGTTTAACTATTCGCCACGATAAAAATATCACAGACAAGATCAAAGAAATCTGTGCTGAGTGGGAGCAGAAAACCAAATTGACATTGGAGTACGCCAACTATAAGCAGATGATTATCAGGGATGTGAATAATTACATCGCCCAAGGTGCTGATGGTAAAATTAAAGAAAAGGGGGCGTTCGAAACCAAGAAGGATTGGCACAAGGACAACTCATTTATGGTAGTACCACTAGCAGTTAGGGAGTATTTTATCAACCAAGTTCCTATTATCGACACCCTCAAGAAGCACGACAACATCTTGGATTTCTGTGGTCGGTACAAAGCAACCCGTGGATGGCACGCAGAGTACGTATACCTAGAGGGAAATGAAGAAAAAAGAATTAACTTTGGTAAAATTTATCGCTTCTTGCCAGTTACCAAAGGAGGTACCTCATTGAAGATAAATAAAGACGGCCGAGTTCATAATCTATTGGATGGTTATCAGACAATACCGTATAACCAAATCACAGATTTTAACAAGGAGAATATTAACTATTCATTTTTCGTAAGCGAATGCCAAAAACTTATACAGACTATTCAGCCATTGCAAACGACCCTACTGTAGCAATAGCATTCCCGGAAGTTTTTATTGATCTGAAGGTCATACTGATGTCCTTGCGTTTTGAGCTAGCACACAACAGCCTCTATTTCAATAATCATTTCTCTAGGTACCGTGCCATGGTAATCATCCCATCCTTGAGTTCTAAGTTTCAAACTTATTACAAGGATGGGTTCTTGTATTTGGTTTTCGCCAGAAAATTGTATCGATTGCCTTGTGAGTTAGATGATGAATGGGTCTCGGAGCAGACCATTGATATCTTGGTAGCCCTACTGATGCATTTGAGAGCACACAGGCCCAATTTCAGAACTAAATACGGATTTTCTTCCAAACCCTTTGATACCTCCCGTTAACCAATTCCAACATTGGTATTTCTTTTTCGGTAGGGGTGTACTTCTTTTCTTGCTGTTTAAAACGCTCAACAATGTTTTTATTCAGCAATTCACACGCCACAACAGCATCGATTAAATCCGTGTTGTCTACGAGATAATTCTTGGCCTCCTCGATAAATTCTAGGAACCATACCTCATCTGTGTGCTTATTGAGATAGTCAATTAAGTACGTATTGCCTCTCTCTGAGCTATGGTCGTTCTTATAGTAACCATATGAGCCATCACTCTTGGAGAAGTTCTTGCCTAGATAGATAGGCTTCTTAGCTAGCAGATCTAATTTGCCTAGCTGTTTGTATTTGTCTAGTACAACACCACCTCGGTTTACCTCTATCATCGCCACAGCGTTGTTGTAGTACTCCTGTAGTAGAATCATATTGTCTACGATTGCATCGGGATCTGAGTCCCTTTCCGCATAGTGCGCAACGTAGCGATTCAAATCCAAATCTTTGATAACAATGGCTTGCTTAGATCCATCACCCATATTCTTACTGATAAACGGAATGGGGTCAATGCCAGCAATGTAAGTATGACCAGGCTCAGGACTGTGCAAGAAACGCATCTTGCTAGTATTGTCTGGCCTTCTTTGAATAGTACCCTCCACATCACGATATAAAATAGACGCATCGATCGCAGGCTTGGAACTCAAGATAATTCTTTCTTGGGTGTTCAGCTTGTCGATGATGTGCTTAGGTAAATTACCTTCTGCGCTGAATGAGAAGACCTCTTGGATCTCTAGGGGATACTGCTTGATGAATGAGTTCAAGAATGATTTGTCCTCGATCTTATCCAATTTCTCCCGAGTCTTCATAATCCATTCTGTTGCAGCTTTCTCATCGCTCCACCCATTCGGACAGAAGTTCAATATCTTTCCAGTTTCCTTACCATTCTCATCCAACTCTGGCGCCTCCATAATCCCCTTATTGCCGGGGAGAAACAGAGTCAGAATATTTAAGTTCTCAGCGTTGTTCCATAGATTCATGGCCAACTTCTGCCCCACGGATGTAGATTCACCCGCACTTCCACCAATGATGATCGGAGCAATCTTTACGAAGCCCGATTTCACACTCGCTTGTGCAGATTTGTAAACTTGATCCGCCTTAGGATGAAGCATACTCTCATCAATGAACACGTGGGCAGCACGATATGCTTCAAAAGCCGTTGGTGTGTCTACAGTTTCCTTGGTGACAATCTGACTGTCGAGTCCTGAGATGGCTCCTGTGGTCTGATTCTTTTGCCCTAAGTGAAGATATCCTTGCTGACGGGTTGAGATAACCCCCGGACGAATATAATCGTCTAGAGCATCAAAAACGACACGTGTCTTATTCTTAAACAGTTCTTCTAGACGCTGCTTATCTGCCGATGTAATCAGAGATGTAGAACCAGGACGAGTCAGAGCGATGTATACGGGAATGATTCCACCGAACACGAGAGATAAACCTACCTCACGTCTTTTAGTGATGAATAAATCGTTGTTGGTTCTCTTGGCTTCCTCGTATCCTTCGTAGATCAGCTCATCTATATCTCGCCAAATCGGTCTTTTTTTGTAACCTCTGGCGTCTTTTACGGTTGCTTGAGTTAGTGCGAAGTAGTGTGCTCCTGTTAAACCAAAGCGACCTGTCCTCCAGTATTCCAACTCTTGGCCCCACCATAAATCCTTTTCCTTAGCCGTGGCTGTAGTGGGTAGACCGTGCTTGGCCCACCATTCATCGTAGACAAACTTGCTCTTTTTCATTTCTTATCTGAGACCCGATCCATAAAGGACACGTTGTCTTCAACCACTTCTTCCTGAGGGTAGGCTTCTAGCTTAGCCAACTTGAGACTCTTGTTAATCTTATCGCCAGCTTGCAATAACTGAAAAAGACCCTTCTGATATGAATCATCAAGGTCCAATGTCTTATCCTTTACCGCTGACATTAACTGTTTTGAGGCTGATACCAACGTACCATAGAAATCCTTAGCAGGATCGAAATCCTGTAGTTGCAATCTTTCTATTGCTTCGGCCTCAGAAAGTTTATTTTCTTTTAGGTACTTGGAGATCTTTTCTAAGCTCATTGATTTTCTTCTTCTGTTCCTCAATTTCCTTTTGAGTTTTGTTCGCCTCAATAGGATTGCTGACCATCGTGTAATACTCACACCATGAGATTAATTTCTGGAGTTCCTTAATTTCCTCCTCGATTACTTGTTTACTGCTTTTAGCCATGTTATTAAATCAAAATTAGATAAATCTCCTTCTTGTATTACTTCTCCCATGGACATATAGAAACGTACTATATTGCCTAGAGTAAGTAGTTGTTGTTTTGTTGCTGTGTTGGCGAATACATACTCATCATTAACGCCACCGATCAGCGCTAGATGTATTTCAGATCCAGGACAGTAATTGATAGCGTGTAAGTAACCTTCGGTAGTGATGCAATGGGTTAACAAAGGGACCATTCTGTTGAGCCCACCAATATGGTATTTCTCATTGGACAAGCGCACCTTACCCTTTTCGTGGGCATCAACCTCAGAAGGTTTTAGGTTTACTTTGCTGTATGTCCAATAGATCTTCATCTCATTATAGTTTTGACCAAAGAGTATCTTGCGGGGCAAGAGATGATATTGGTTTTGAGAATTCTGGTGCTGCACTAGGGTGTACAAATTCCTTTGGTGTGTTGTGGTCAATCATTCTTTGCAAGTACCACATTGCCTTTTTCAAGTCTTCGACACCACCTTTTGATTCTGCTCTCCAGATGTATTTAATTACATTGGCGGTACATACGGCATCCAAGCCTTTTTTGTTAATAGTGGCTGCTTCAATGGCATCGATACACTCGACTTTACCTTGCTTGTAATGTGAAGGGTTTACGTTATCTTTCATCTATAAATTCGTTTGGTTCGACAAATATACATAATTCTTTTGGAACTCTATAAAATTCATCGGTTCCTTTTCTTTGTGCTGTATTGATATACAATTTCTCTTTGTATTTCTCATCGAAAACTACATCAGATCTGCACATCAATGCGGCTTGGGTCTCAGAACATATGATTACATACCAGAAGTTCTGATGTGCCCACTTCGCCTTTCTGTTGAGGAAGGAGACTGTCTTGAATGCGAAATCATCACGACAAGTCCATGGTCTTCCAATCTTTATCTCTACCTCCCATTTGTATTCTACTCCGTCTTTTTCTGAGACCAAATCTATACCATATTTGTCACGATTATTCGAAACATTGTGACACTTTTTTTCTAGAAACGCAGTGAGCAATTGCCTACCTAACCCGTCATTCTCATCGAAAGATTGCTGATTAAACTTCATCTACGCAAATATAAGGCGATAAATATACCACTTATGAACGAGATAACAACATACCACCAATTTATCTTATCGATGTAGGCGATTCTGCCTGGCACCTTTACTTCGTATGCGATAGTATCTCGCAACGTTAGTGTGTCGGGCTTAACCGTAACACCAAAGAAGTCGCCCTTGCGTGTGATGATTAATTTCTCAGTCTCGATTACTGTATCGTGCTTGATGATGAAGGAGTCTTTGTACTCGGGTACTGGTACTTTAATTTCTCTGATGATAGTATCTTTTACGATTACCGTATCAGTTAGGGATAAATACGGATATTTACGTATCAGTTTATCGTATCTCTGCTTCGGAGATCCGCACGAGAATAGCGTAATGCAGATTACCGTAATGGCGGTTGCGATATTTTTCATAGTACAAAGGTAAGGTTTAAACTTATAGGTTTACTATAAACCACAAACTGTAAACCTAAAAGTTAAAGGGGCGACCGTAGTCACCCCCTAAACCCTAAACTAAATAAAAACATGAAACAGCACAAAGATACACTTTTTGTGATTTTTTCACAATTTGTAGCTCATTTTTGAGCTTTATTTCATTCTTATGTATAAAAAACCCACATTACTGTTAAATAATGTGGGTCTATTCGATTATTTACCGAGTAGGACTACGAAATTTCGCAGGCCCCTCCAGCGCAGGCAGCCTCGCCCATCAGATTTGTGTTGTCGTTAATCTCTACAATATTTGCGACATTGATCTCACTCAAACCCTTTGATAACTCTAGGTATGTAGCCTCATCAGTATCCTCGAAAGGAGTCTGCTTGTACGAACCTAAATCTTGTGGCATGAAAGAAAGACCGTTGTAATGGTTTTGATTCTCCCACAACCATTCTCCAACGATTCCCCACTCATTTGGTTTCATTGTCACACTGGCTGAAACGTTGTGCGTATTCTCACCATAGACGTGGCCAGGCTTGATCCACTTCTCGTGGAGCAATTTCACCCTTTCCAAGAACTGAATTGCGCTCTCAGAGTGACGAGTAATCGCTCCTTTGGGAGCAGCGATTGGAACACATACATACGCCTCAGCAGAAGTATAAATGCTATCCTCCAATAATTCTGGGTGATTGATTAACAAATAGGTATAAAGGGCCTCACTCTTACCTACTTTCATTCTGCGAATGTAGTATTCTGAGTGCCATGGGTGAACACCAGATGAGCATCCTAAAACGATTGATGAGGTTCCTGATGGTTTGATTGTGGTGATACGAGCAGAAGGATTGATTCCAATTTCTTGAGCAACCACTTTATTGACTCTGTAAGCAACTTCAGCAGCCTCAGGCATATCCAAATTAAGAACTGCACCCGATGCAACACCAGTCATACCGATTCCCAATAGGGCTTCTCTTTCAGTTACTTCTTTCCATTCGGGTCTCAGATAATGAAAGTCTGTGTAAGATGCTTGCAATGTTCCGATAAAGGCAGCAGCGGCTGTTCTCTCCTCGAAATCGTGCTGATCTTTCAAGTCAGATGCATTGATCTCCACTAGATTACAGAATTGGAATGAGTTCAAACTGATCTCAGCGCAAGGATTCGTTCCGAGTTCCAAATCGTTTGTAAAGAAGAAACCAGGCTCACCCGAATTACTTGCTTCAACCTTCTTCCACAAGTCTAAGAATTGACTCTTGCCAATCTTACCACGGAGCAATTTAGCACTGTTATTCGCACGACCACGCTGAGGGTTTGTTTCGTACCACTTGCCGAACTTGCAAGTCAGCATATCTTCATCATCGTGATCAAATAGAGCGATCATTGCAGATCTACGGATACCTCCAGCCAATACAGCGTTTGCAATGTGACACAAAATATCGTGGCACTCCAAGGATGTCAACTTCTCACCGTCTTGTTTACGATTAAGAATAGATTCGATTTGCAATAAACAAATCCTCAAAGGCTCGGGTCCCGGAGCTACTCCACCACTTGTAATCAGTCTCTCTCCCTTTGCTCTGATAGAACGGAAGTCAAAGGTTGGTTTCCAAGTGCTGAGACCGAAATATGACTTCATCAATACCTTTACGGCATCAGCCCATCCTTCGATGTTATCAGGAATTAAAAATCTCCTCTGTTTCTTGGGCTTGAGGATGGCAGGTAATTTATCAATATGGTTACGGCTGACACTATAGCCGACTCCAGTACCAGAAAGAAGGAGGAACATAGTCTCATTAAATGCCCTATAATCGTCAATGTGAAGATAGGAACAATTGAAAAGACGAGCGTTATTAACTTCAATAGGCTTGCCAGCGAACTGAAGAGAACGCATCGATGGAAGGATTTTTTTGTCATACACAAATGTGTAAGCCTTCTTAATTTCTTTTTCTAGTTGAGGAAACTTACGCACGTGCATATCCACGTTGCGATCGATGATTTCTTTCCAAGTTTCTCTTCTCTGCTTAGTTTGGTCGTACTTAGCATACTTGCTCCATACAACGATTTCCGATAGTATTTGATGATTCAGTTCCATATTAAAATGCCTTTCCGTGTTTGTATCCTCGCATAGAATTGTACTTCATCTTTAACTCTATGTGCTTTTGGAGATCGATACCCATACCTCCACACAAATCAAACAAACGGATGGCGACATCTGCGATTTCATCCTCGAAACTGCTTTTGATGTGCTGCTCGAACCTTTCTTTCCACTCGGGGATGTTCAACTCGAACTCCTCGTCTGTGTTTGCTAGTTCTAAATCGTGAGATAAACTCACTACTGATAGGGGTTTTGCGTAATGATCCTTACGCAAGGCTTCTAAGGCTTCTGATAATTCTGAAACAATGAGCATCAAGAGCTCGGGTTTGTTTCTTTCTCCTCCGTCCCAAAAGCCTTTTTCTTTGGCTGTTGCGTGTGCTTTCTTAATTAAATCTTTCATGGGACTACAAATATAATCTGAGTCCCAATACCAAAGCAAGTTAAATTTTTATTTTTTTGTGCTCTTGCCGTTTTGGCCGTTGCGAGCACGATTTTTACTGCGACTTTCGAGCATCATCTTACCGCTCTTAGTGTGACTCAAGTCTTTTCCAGCAGCGTGTCTCTTACCGTAGATACCTTTCTTACGGGCCTCAGCATTCAATTCTTGGCGATACTTAACTTGATCAGGACGAGCATTGTATGCTTTCTGATAAGCAGGTTTGCGCCCCGTTGCTTTATTAGAAGCGGGTGCTGTATTCTTTCCAACAATCTTATTTTTTGCCATCTTTTCTTTCGACATATTCTCCAATGATGTAGGAGATTCCTATTGTAAAGGTAATAAATAATAACCCAAATAGGAAACCTTGAATCATTTTCTCTTTACATTAGTAACTCGTTTACCCATACCAACCCTTGACTTCTCGGCTTTCTTTGCTGCGAGTTTTGATGGGCTCAATTCAGACTTGGTCACTGGTGTTTTTGAACTTACTCTTTTGGAAGGACGACAATACTCGTTCTTTCCTCCCGCACCACAGGCTTTACCGCTCTTGGTGTCTACCCACTTCTCTGCTCCCCATCTCTTTAGATCTGAGCCCGCCTTTGTTTTTCTTACTGAGCCAGATGCTTTTCTACACTTGGCAATCGCTTGAGATGCCCTAGCAGAAGGGAATACAGCGTATTTAGCTTTGGCCTTAGTGTAACAAGCGTCTTTCATCCTTGTCCCACGCTAGATTTTTTACTCTTATGCTTATTTACGTGCTTGGTGT